GAAGTTAATTACGGAATCATATCAAAATATGGACGTTCTGTTGGGAAAGAAAAAATTGAAAAAAATACTCCTATATTTGAAGCATTAACGAATCAATCTCACGCTCAAAAGTATAAACTGATTTCAGTTTCAAACCCAAACTTAATTAGATTTCCAAAATTTGAATTTACGGGTGGATCTTCTGTTTCTGGAGATACTGTAACGTTATATACCACTGGTGGAACTCGTGGGTTAAAGTCATCTGAAACCGTGACAATTTCTCAAGTTTTATTAAATGAGACGAATATTGATGTCGAACTTCGTGATCAAACATTTTTAATTGATGTTCCTGATTTGTTTTTACGTTTGAATGATGGTAGAGTTAGTCCGAATAATGTAGATAATCAAAAGCGTGCAATGTATATCTTGACAAGAACTTCGTCTTCATCAGCTAACGGTGGTTCGGAATTGACTTTTAACATATCGGTAAAGTCGTTAAGTCAGACGCTGTTTGACGTTTATGGTCTTGGGACTTCAAAACATACCATTAAGACTTATGTTAGAGTTACTGGTATGCAATCAGGAGCAGTAAAAGATATTTTGGTAAATATTAAACAAAACTGCTGAATTTAGCAGTAAAAGATATTTTTGGTAAACATTAAGCAAACAACTTAAAATTGAATAAAAATGGCAACTTATAAGAATTTACAACCTAGAGATATTCAAACTGCTAGATCTTTTTTAAATCAATTAATCGATGTAATACAAGAAGACATCAGCGGTTCTACATCTAGAAGAAAGTATCAAGTTTTCGTAACAGGCGGAATAGGACCTGGAATTACATCTTCGTTGTTTCAAACAGTATACGATCAAGATTTTACTCTACAAACAGCTAATCAAATTTTTGATTGTACTGTTGGACTATTTGCAAATTCTTCGATCACATCTTCATCTCTTTCCGGGATTGACTCTGTAGGAAAAGAACTTTTCCCATCTTCAACGTTGATGATGAGAGAAAAACTAGATAACTATAGACAATTTTCTCAGCTTCTTTTAGGCGACGCTTCTGAACAATTTATAAGTCCTTATGATTCAACTTCTACAAATGATAAAATTGACGCAGCTTTATTCATAGGATTTAAGAGATTATTTTCAAGAGATCAAATTAAGCGCGAGTCATTCGCGATGAGATTTTATCAGACTGCATCTCTCGCCAGGTATGATGGAGGGCTTGACATACAAAATCTTTGGAAGACTTCTGAATTAGGGATGTCGATATACACTGACATCGGTTCTTCTACACAAAGATATACAGAGTTTGGAGGACAAATCGGAAACGTAGTCGACGCATCAGACACTACAAGATCCGTAGGTACTATATTTTATGATAGAGGAATCGTAGTTCTAGATTTAGAAAAGATAACCTCAGGTAGCCAATTTGTTTCTGGCGTTATAGATGGTATGACCCCAAGCGGATTAACAATATTAGGAGGTTCCGGAACAGAAACAGCAGGAGTATCCAAATTTATTCCTGACTTTATTGTTTCAGCATCAATCGACAATGTTATTGATCACATTTGCTTAACAAGATTTAGTTCAGGATCTCAAACTGCAATAACGTTTCAAAATGTCACAAACATTAATAGCACATTAATATCTTGCAGAGCAGAAGCAGATGAATTTAACTACTCTTCGAATCCCACATTTACTGATTCACAAAATAGAATAGTTGTCATTGACCCAGGAAGTGAAGATACGCAACAAACATTTACTTTCATTACATCCGTTGGTCTTTATGATGCAAATGACAACTTACTTGCAGTTGCAAAACTAAGCAGACCTGTAGAGAAAAGTCCTGAGAGAGATTTAGTTTTTAGAGTTAGACTAGACTTCTAAAATAATATTTGATTCATTTTGGTATGACGTCAGTTTCTTTGCTAGTGTATAATTACTTGAGAAGTAATGTCTATTTTTAAGGTCAATCCATCTGATTTTCAAACCATAACGGTTGCCACAAATCCATCGAAATATTATTCCTTTAGCTCAAGTGGTATAACTGGGTCTATTTTCGTATTTGCAAGGCATTCTAAGATAGAAAAAGATATTCTTGAGATAGACAATCCTGATTCACCGTTTAATGAATCTACTCTATTTAAATCTTGGAATGATTTAAAAAAAAATAATAATAATAATAAATACACAAACCTACAAAATTACTTAACCGGAGTTAATAGCGCTTCTATCTCTTTTAAAAAGCAGACAAAAATAGGGATAGTTAGATTTACTCCACCGAATATATTTACAACAGGCACTTTAAAAAAACTAGCCGTCAAAGATAATCTTTCAAGTTATTATCGAGGAGCTTATCCATCTGCGCATTGGGGATATTGCAACTATCATAGTTTAAACTTTTTTTCTTCTTCTACTGTTCCAACTTCTTCTTCACTACTGTACCCAAACGTAGATAACAGATATCTTTTAACTGGTGCTTTTAGCTTAGATTTTCATATTAATCCAAGATACAATTCCCTTGATTCAACTGGACATTTTAAAGCTGGAACGATTTTTCATTTATCTTCTAGCTACGCTTTGTCTTTAGTAACTGGATCTTTAAAAGATGTTAATGGTCTTCCTACAGCATTTAGATTGCAATTGCAGCTAAGTCACAGTGCTGATATTTCACCATCATTAGCTTCAAATGGAAGTTATCCAAAAAACCTTGTTTTTTTATCCGATGACAATTGTCTTAAGTGGAACAATTGGCATCATGCTGTCGTTAGATGGGGAACCAATACGGTTAATCACGGAACTGGTTCATTTGTAATCGACGGAATAGAAAAAGGTACGTTTGTAATACCATCTAGCGCTTTACCCTCTCCGCCTTTTTCTGCTGGTCTATGCATCGGAAACTATTACGAAGGAAGCAATCTTGGTAATAATAGTATGACAAGATTTTTTGCTAAAATACCTGCTCATAATGAAGGATTATACAAGTTTACTAATGATGATAACATAGTTGTTCCTGATTCATTCGCTTTTAGACATCCACTTCAAGCAGAAGTGCATGATCTTTCTATAAAAAGATTTTATACTACAAACCAAGATATAGAGTCATCTGGTTCTACTGGGATTTCTGATTTAAAAAACGTTGCTTTCTACGTTCCTCCGTTTTTTACTTTTGATTCGCCTATTAGAGGATTAAAATCAGATGATTCTAGAAAAAATGGAGTCGTATATACACCTGCTATAGCGATTTATGGAATGACGACAACACCGTTTAGCGTTCCAATGGCTTTCGGAGTAGACGGTCATTATATTAATACTGAAAATTTTTTAAAAGATTTTGCTTCGAACTATACGCCGCGGCAATTGTTTTTGTCTGCGACGTTGGTTAACACAGATCCAAATGTAGAAACACCAGCAAATCAAATTTTGTATGATCAACCAGCTGTTAGAAAACGAAATTTGATGATTTTGCCTTGTGATGATGGAAATTTTTATCCCAATTATCAGTTGCTTTCAACCGGATCATCAATAGTAATCAACGATTTTGCATCGTTAAGTTATTCAGTTTTAAATGAAAATCCAGAAAAAATAGCATATGTAGATGACTTAGGAAATCCTCTAGAGGGATTTATAAGCTTAAATAATATGGCTACTATAGCGCTAAGAAATGATTCAAATACGACTGATGAAAAAGAAAATGAATATATCAAGCAAACATTAACGGGATTTACACCTTCAAAACCTCGACACGCCGCGGCCGGCAACTTTAACTTTATCTTCAGCCCGATTTCCATGAATTCTTATAAAGAATCTCAAAGTATTTACAATGCACAAAAAAGTGTGTTATTTTCTACTGCGTATAAGACGGCAGACGGTTCATCAAATCAAGTCGTTTTCTTTGATATTAGCAATTTATTTTATGGAATAAGAATTTTGCCAGGAAGTTTTTCTATAACGGATTCTAATTTATCAGGTTCAGGTGGGGCAATTAGCATAACGATAAAAGATGATGGAAATGGCACTTTATATCGAGCAGATTCTTTGACGTCTCATTGCACATGGAATTCAGTTGGAACAATTTTTTATAATGAAGGTATCGTTGTTATCAAGAATCCTCACTTATATTTCTTTGGTGAAAATCAATATGAAATGTCATTTAAAGGTGAGCAAAATATTCATGTTTTAAGAACTGACGTTTTAGCTCCTACGAACTATTTAAATTCTTCTTCAAATCCTTCTTATAAAAATATTCCATCTACGAATCGTCCTAATGAGCCAGATCCAAATTTTGTTTACATCACTGGCATCAATTTTCATGATGATAATTTAAACGTAATCATGAAGACTCAACTTGCGCAGCCTATTATGAAGAGATTTTCAGACAAGATACTCTTCAAGGTTAAATACGATTTTTAACATGCCAAAAAAGATTCGTAAAAAGAGACGCCGTAAACGAAAAGGTCATTATCATAGAGGTATCCATATTTCTCCAATTGCTGGTGAATGCAAGTATCGTTCAGGATGGGAATCAAAATACATGGTCTATCTAGATTCAAATCCAGATGTTGTAACATGGTCTTATGAAAAGCTTGTGATAGAATACATTTCTAATAAGAAGTCTAAAAAGAAAAGAAAGTATTACCCCGATTTTCAAGTTGAATATAAAGATGGAAAGAAAGTCGTCATAGAGATTAAACCTTCTAGAAAGCTTCAACAATCAACTGTGATCAAAAAAATAAAGGCAGCCATAGAATGGTGCAACGATCACGACGTTGACTATAAAATATTGACGGAAATAGAATTAAAAGATATGGGTCTACTTTAACAGGATTTTACCAAAACACTTTAGAAGGTAATATTTTGCCATGGCATATCACGGATACATATCTGGAATCAAGAATTATCTATCTAAGGTAAAAAACCCAAGAGTTTTAGAAGTAGGATTATGCAAAGGTGCTACGACGATACCCATCATCGTTTTTTTATCTAGAGTTCATAAAGACTTTGAATTCATCGGTGTTGATATTCTTTTACAGGAATCATTATTGATAACTTTAAATAACATAGACATGATGCCTTCTCAAAAAATGTTTCTTTGTCAAGATAGTAGCCTTAATTTGTTTCCAAAGTTTTGTGAGGAGAAAAAGAAGTTTGATGTTTTGCTGCTAGACGGCGATCACAACTATTACACGGTATCCAAGGAACTTGAGTATTTGGATTCCTTAACCCATGAGAACAGTCTCGTTATCATTGATGATTATCACGGTCGCTGGTCTGAAAAAGACCTGTGGTATTCTGAAAGAGAAGGTTATGAATCTTTGCAAAACGCAACCAAAAGAATTGAAACTGAAAAGCACGGCGTAAAACCTGCTGTCGACGATTTTCTAGCTAAAAATTCTAATTGGGAATTATCTACACCAATTTCTGGAGAACCAGTTCTTTTAAAAAGAAAAAAAGATCTTTCTATCTTTAATCAAAACGTTTTTAATTCATGAAATTAATTTTGGGTTTAGATGTTTCAACTTCGGTGACAGGGGTTTGCATAGTCAATCCTGACATTCAACCTGACGACCGAGGATCCCACATTCTTCACCTGGATCACATCGAATTTAAAAAATGCAAGACCTTATGGGAAAAAGCCGACCTCACGGCCCTCGAGCTTCACAACCTCTCCAAAAAATATCCAGGAACCTATAAGGTTGTTCTTGAGGAACCCCTGATGGGATTTCGAACAGGAATGTCCTCCGCAACCACCATCACAACCCTAATGAGATTCAACGGCATCACTTCGTACATCTCTCGAGAAATATTTAAGGTTGATCCGGAGTACATCGCTTCATCATCGGCTCGAAAACTATGTGGAATCAAGATCCAAAGAACATCCATCGCAGGCATGAGCGGCAAGGAACAGGTCTTCAAATACATGGCTGAACACGATTTAAAACACATCACCTGGCCAACAAAGAAAAACGGTGAAATAGTTGATTGGTCTAGAGACGCAACTGATAGTTATTGTGTAGCGAGGGCAACATGCATACTATCACAAAAAAATTCGTCTACGTAGACAAGACTTTAGAAACAAATCCAAGAATCTTTTATGTTGGTAAAGGCTCTAAAAGAAGAGTAGATCAGCTTAAAAGAAATAAAAAACACTCTGCGATTTCAAAAAGATTTGGAATTCAAAGAATCGTTGTTTTTGAAACGCACGATGAAAATGAAGCAAACAAAAAAGAAATTGACTTAATAAAGGAATACAAAACTTTAGCTAAAGGATACCACGTTTCTGATGAAGATTTTGGATGTAATTTCACAAAGGGTGGAGAAGGTTTAAGCGGAATTTCAGAAGTTGAAAAAGTAAGAAGGTCAGATAGGATGAAATCTAGATGGTCAAACCAAAAAGAAAGAGAAAAATTAGTTAAAATTCAAAATAGTGAAAATACAAAAAATAAAAAAAGCAAAGCAATGAAAAGTTGGATTTCGACCGAAGCTGGAAAAGAGCATATGTTACGTTCGCTAGAGCTTGCAAGAAATTCGGTAACGCACGAAGCGCGAGTCGAAGGACAGAACAGGTCTGAAACTAAAAAATTAAAAAGTGATTTAATGAAAGAACACTGTTCAGACCCAGAAGTAAAAATGAAAAAAAGCGAAGATGCCAAAAAAAATTGGTCTTCTCAGGAATACAGAGAAAAACAAAAAAAATCTCGTGATGGGTGGAAACCTTCTGAGGAAATGAAAGAAAAAATTAGAAAAAAACTCTTGGGCCATTTTGTCTCCGAAGAAACAAAAGAAAAAATGAGAAAAA